AAGTATTTAGTTTTGAAAGATTGTTTTGATACTCCTGGCTATCAATATTATATTGCTGGGTTGCAATATTAACTTTTACTTGAGCATCTGCTTTGGCTTGAGTTATCTGATCCTGTAAAGTATTGATTTCGTTATTTGCTTTTTCATCAAGTTTGGCTATCTTACCAACTCTTGTTGCTTCTGTATAAAAAGGATTGTCATTTATATCTGCTGAAGCCGCATCTTTAGCCATCTTCTTAGCATTTAACTCTTCCTCAAGAGTAGTAGTATTTGAATCCGCTAAAGCATTTTCATAGATGCTATTTAAATCAATGGCTGAAGAACTGCCTGATCCTCCTGGCATTAGACTTCCTGATCCTGCACCTACATCTGATTTAGAAGCAGTTGATATAAGGCCAAGTTTTTGTTGGGTTTCGGAAGTAGTATTTGTTAATAGTTTTTGTGTTGCTGATTTTACTTGGTCGTCTCCATATTCATGTGGATTCATTACCTTTAATAAATCTTGTGCCTTCCCTAGATCTTTTGATGTGGATAGGGTATACCCAGCTTTTTCTCCAGCTTTAATGTAGGCCTTTAATTCACTTGCACTCATACTGCTAAGTGGTTTTGTTCTTAGATCTTTTACTGATGCCATATATTTTTATGGGTAGGGTTTAAACCCTACGAACCTTCCTGTTAATTGACTATTATCAAATTTACCAAAGAAATCTGGAACATCTAAAAGTGGAGCATCCATCTGTTGATCTCTTTGATATTGATTCCATTCATCTGTATTAAGTTTGTTAAGTGTTGCGATAGCTTTTGCTTCTTCATCTGCTGAAAATTTAGGATCTGATTTTTTAGTGGCTACTGATAAGGCAAGTCCAATTATTGCAAAGTTAGCTTCTTCCAGGTTATCAGAAAATATAGTTTTGGAGGTGGAAAGGGATAATTCATCAGCCTCTTTTGCTCCCCAAATGTCCATGTTATTAGTACCCAATACAGTATCCGGTGATACAAATATAAATCTTTGATCTACCGCAAACATCTTTTCTACAGAATTAGGATAGTTTTCGCGGTAGTCTAAAAAACTTTCATAACTTTTTCTTGGATATGTAACTCCATCTATCTTTATTTTATAGACAGTTCCAGTTCTAAACTCAGAAGGATAATCATAATAACACTCATCATCTCCAGCAACTTTTGGCCTTGTTCCAGTCTTTACAGCGTTAGTTAAGGCTCTCCAGATAAAAAGATTTGTGGATCTTTTATAGGCATTTTGAATCAAAGTAGTAAGTCTGGTTGAAGGGAACTGATTTGAATTAGTTGATGATTGTAATTGTGATTTTAATTCATTTTCTAGGTCTTCTCTATCCATAATTATTCCTCCTTATAAGAAAGCATAAATACTCCTTTGTACTTTCTAATTATTTTTGATGCTAAAAGGACGAGTAAAGGCAGTTTTTTGTACTGCGGAAATTCCAACGTAACTACTGGATTTAGTTTGAATTCTTTGTTCAAGGCTTTCAGACCATCTTCATAGCCTTTTATTCTCTTTTTAATTTCAATCATATTATCCATATATAAATTCTAACTATTTAAAGTCTACACTACAACTAGCTTTCAACCAATTCGTTAAAATAGTAGTAAATGTTGAAGGTATAGGATCTTCCTGAAATATTAGATGTTGTATCTGTATCATAATTATATTCTTCTGCATGGACAATTATCTCTATGGAGGTTCCAGTAACCTTAAAATCAAAAGTTTCTGTTACTTCTATTGTTTCTCTTGCCCCATTCAAGTAGACAGAATGCCATTCAACAGGTAGGTTTACTTTGTTTCCATCATAGGCGGTAGTTGTAACTATTGTTATAGGTGGATATCCTATACTGTGATTATCTGTTACATCTATATTTCCACTAGCATTTGTTGATGCTGTAACTGTGTCTAAAAGTCTGAGTCCTAATACTCCCATGGCTGATGTAAAAACTAATTCTTTTGGATCTGTTATATCATCCACATTTTTATTAACTGTGGGCTTTTTTATCTTTAACCCATAATCAAGAGGTGCTTCTGGGGATACTGATGGAGAAATACTAGGAGACAGTGACGGAGATTTACTAGGTGAAATAGAAATGGAAGGGCTAGGGCTTGGTGATACTGAAGGTGATAAAGATATGGATGGACTCACACTTGGAGAAAAGCTAACTCCAGGACTTGGAGACATGGATGGAGATACTGATGGACTTAAAGATGGAGATTTTGATGGACTAAATGAAGATGATATGTAGTTTATTTCTAATAATGGGGCTTTCGTGGAATCATCTTCATAATCATAGAAGTAGTTTAAATCATCACTACCATCATCTAGTATTAGAAATCCCATCGCATTTCCTGATGACCAGCCCCCTCTGTCTACTATCTCTTGGACTACCGTCTTTATATCTGGTGAAGTACACACTGTATTATCGTCTATTTCTGTGGTTATATCCCAATCCACTGCCGCAGTAGTTTTAGTTCTTCCTGTTGGATCTGATGCTAGTGATGCGGTGTTATCCTCATCTATACCATACACCTTCATTAAGTGATTACTATCAGCCCAACCACTAGATGTAACTTTTAAATAAGCACTAGTTATAGTAGCACCAGCAGGTATATTTACGTTGGTAAATCTAACCCCAGCAGTAAGATATCCAAGACGAAACATATAAGTAACCCATGGGTATCCTGTATACTTACCACCATCTTGATCTGTATCTGGAACTCTTTGTGAATATTGACTCATATTATGATGTGTCCTCGTCGTAAAAAATATGATACATATAGGCAAGATCAAAAGAATAAGCATCAGTAATACCTGGTGCTGGAACAAAGACGATATAAAGTTTCGTAGTATCCGCATAGTAATAGTATAGATCAGCAACTTGTAATCCGCGATAGAGCCATCTATTCCAATCCGAATATCTGTTTATAACTGTTTCTGTATCCACATCGAAGTATTTTCCTGTGACAAAACAAAGTGGGACATACCCAAGATTGTGAGTTATTTCAACAGTTACGGACTCAGTTTCTGCTGTATAAGATAAGGTTCCCTGTCCAGATGCTTTCAGTTTGAGTGTAGGATACTCGCTATTCATTATCAGATATCTTTCCCCATCTGAAACATCATGATCCATTTTTGCTATTTTAATTCCATAATCAGGCATATATTTTTAAGCGTAACAAACAAATAAATAAAAATAACTACCAGCACTTTTGCTAAGTCCTGGGTAATAAACTTTAGTTGTATCAAATTCTACGTTTACTGGAGAATATTTAGAAGTGGCAGAATCATATACAAAACACAAGACCAATATTGGAAAAGATATAGTTGCTGAGAAATTAGTTTCCTGCTCACCTCCGCTTGTTGCATCTACTTTAGCAGTTTGAAATATTTTTGCACAAGCATAACTAGAATGAAATACGAGTTCTTTAACCTCGCAATCCTCAACATTTTTGTTTACATCTTGTCTCTTTATTTTTAATCCGTAATCCATTAAAAACCACCTTCTAAATATCCAAGCCAGATAATATTATAAGTACCATCATTAACGACAAAAGCACCCGTTACAGTTACTTGTCCAGAAACGATAGCTCCAGCTTGAATAGTTCCTGCAAAGACAGCATCACCTGTAGTTGCATCTATAGAAAAAGTTGTAGTTCCATTTATATTCTTACCAACGATTCCATTAGGACTTATCTTTACTTCTCCTGAAACTCCATTCTCATACTTACCGATAGAGATAGCCCCAATTTCTCCAAACGTAAAATCACCTAAAATCTTTTTAGTTTTTGTATTAAGTGCTGTAGAAAGTAATTCTAAAGCTACTTGTTTTACAGGAAATTTGACATTTACAGGCGTTTTCTGGGGCAAGACAGTATTCTTATCGGAATAATCCCCCGAAGCCTGTGTGGTGGCTTCCTGAGTGTCTGGGAATGGTATAGCGGGTACTACCTCTGGTGAATATAATTTATCATCCATTGTTACTTGCAAACGCTGATTGAAGTTGGAAAATTTCAGGACTGTCATTTGCATAGCAATTAAGGACAACCCTAAATTCTACAACTTTTGCGTTGTCTCCCATATTAAATAAAGCCTCAATTCCACCTTCTGTATCATAAACTCCCTTGCCTTCAGGAGTATCACATTGAAACCAACCATCATCCTCACCTGTTGAATTGCCTTCATAATCAGTTCCACCGGATTCTATTTTGTCTAATCTTCTCCAAAGTTCTACTGAACAATTAGCTGGAAGCGGGGCCATAGATAACACTACACTTTCATGTATTGGAGGATTAGTAAAGGAAGGCGGTACTTTTAAATCAAGAGAATCATAAATTGCCTTAGATGCTTTAGAGGTTGTACTGACTCTTTTTACTCCATAAGCACTTCCTAGTTTGTAACAGAAGATAAT